GGTTATTCGAACCTTGGTTTTTCTGTTGATATCGCTCCCGGCATAGGTTGCAGAATTGCAACCTGGTTGCAACCGCTGCTAACCTGGTTGCAATGGCGACCCCACTCAATAGCACCAAGGGCGCGGCCCTGATTGATGCGGCGATAGCTCCAGAAAGAGGCTGCAGTCGGCAGAATCTGGAGAAGCTGTGCGAGAAAGGGGGGCTGTTGGGCAGCCCATGCATCCTCAGGGCCAAGCCGTTGCTGGTGGATGCCGACATTCTTCTTGACGAGTACCTGGCCAGGGTGGCGCCGTTCCAAGTCGAGGCGGTGCAGCCGGCGGCCAAGCGCAAGCCGGCAACCCAGGCGCCCCCCAAGTCTTCGCGCCCACTCGCCCCGGCCCTGGTTGATGAAACCCAAGAACCCGCAGAGATCCCCTCCTACAACGACAGTCGGGCTCGATCTGAATTTGAGAAGGCCAACATCCTGGAAATGGATCGCAAGGCCAAAGCCAACACCCTGCTTCCGCGTGAGGAGGTTTTTCCGGCTTGGGACGCAGCGGTCAACATCACCCGGACCACGATGTTGGGAGTAGCCAGCAAGCTCAAGCAGCGGATTCCGCACTTGACCCCCGACGAAGTGGCGGTTGCGCAGGATCTGATTCGAGAAGCCCTGGAGTCTCTGGCTTCTGGCGACCTGAGGGAGCGCTACCCAGAGATTGAACTTTGACGCTGCCGGCGGTCCAGGAGCTGACGCAGCGCATCCTGGGCGGCTTCAAGCCACCCCCGAAGCTCCGGCTGTCGCAATATGCGGACCAGCCAGCCACGGTTGACGGTGGCGCGGTGATGACCGGCAACGCGGCAGAGAAGGGGCAATGGAGGACCCTGCCATATCAGCGGCCGATCCTGGATGCGTTCACCGACCCCAATGTGGAGACGGTGGTCTGCCTGAAGTCTGCCCGCGTCGGCTGGACAAAAATGCTGGGCGTTGTCGTTCAGTATTACTCGCACCATGATCCATGCCCGATCATGATTGTGCAGCCAGTCAAAGAAGATGCCGAGGGTTATTCAAAAGAAGAGATCAAGCCATTATTTGAGGACACCCCAGCATTGCAGGGGCTGATAACAGAAGCCAAGGCACGCAATACAACAAGTAACACAATACTCCTGAAACAGCTTAGCAATGGTGGGTTAGTTGACATAGTAAACGCTGCAAGCGGTCGGGCATTCAGAAGAAAGTCTAGAAAGGTTGTGCTGATGGATGAACGCGATGCTTATCGCCAAATCCCAGAAGGCAACGTTGATAAGCTGGCCCGCAACCGTGCTGATTACTACTGGGATCGCAAGATCGGTGTAGGTAGCACACCAATTTTTAAGGATGGCCCAACAGAGACTCTTTACCTTAAATCTGATCAGAGAAAATTCTTTGTTCCCTGCCCGTTTTGTGACCATTATCAGGTTTTAAGATGGGATCAAATGATAAAAGAGGGCAAATATACCGCCCATTATGAATGCGAAAATTGCAAAAAGCCAATCCCGCACAGCAAAAAGCGCTGGATGGTGGAGCGCTGCGAGGACCGGCCTACCGCTGTTTCCCAGGTTCCTGGCCTGGTCGGCTTCCATGTGTGGGCGGGATACAGCTACAGCCCCGCAGCGGACTGGGCGATCCTGGTCAGGGAATATCAGGAGGCCCTGGAGGCGCTGCGCAAAGGCGACCCAGAGCCGATGCAGACGTTCAAAAACACGGTGCTGGGTGAGGGCTGGGAGGACTCGCTGGCTGGCAAGGTTTCAGCCGACAACCTGGCGCTGCGCCGGCAGTCCGAGGCGTTGGGCAATGGCTACGAGATCAAGGAATACGGCAATGGCATGGGCCCGGTGCCCAATGGCGTGCTGTTGATCACCGCCGGAGTTGATAGCCAGGGCGGCGGGGGCACGGCAAACGAGCGGCTGGTGGCCACCGTCTGGGGATGGGGAAGGGGCGAGGAAGCCTGGCACTTGGGCCACTGGGAGATTGACGGGGATCCGCAGGACGCAAACACCCTGGCGCAGCTGGATGCAATCGCCGAGACCAAGTGGGTTCGAGAGGATGGCTGCGTGCTCAAGCTTGCCCGCGGCGGCATCGATGAGGGCGGCGATGCAACAAGCGCCCATGCCATTCGTGAATTCTGCTCAACCCGGAAAGACATCTGGGTGCCGGTGCGCGGGGCCCCGCAGAAGGGCAAGCCTTTGTTGGGCAGGGGGACGCCAGTCAGTATCAACCGCAAAAACAAACCGATCGTGAAAAACGGGGTCACCCTGTATTTTGTGGGCTACGACGAAAGCATCAAACTGCTGCAGCGCCGTTTGAGGATCGAGGCGCCAGGCCCCGGATACCTGCATTTTGGCCTGTGCTCGCATGATCAATTTTTGGCGGAGCTGTTCCCGTGGAAGCGGTATCCAAGGCGCAAGGGAGGCGAGATCAGTTATTTCTGGGACAAGCCGGCAAGCGCCAGGGATGAGGGCGGCGACTGCACCCGCTACGCCTATGCAGTGTTCCAGCTGGTGGCCAGGCGTTACACCGCTGGCACCATGTGGACCCAGCTGGAGCGTGCGCTGGGGGCCCTGCCAACATCCAAGCCGGCCCAGAGCTCCAGGCCTAGCACCCCCAGGCCCGATAGCGCCAAGCCGGGCGGCTGGTTAGGCAAATCAACCAGGGGTGCCCGCAAGGGTTGGCTGAGTCGGTAAGATGGGGCCATGACTTATACCTCTGAGGATGTTGCTGCTGATCTTGCTGAGCTGCGCAGCAAGATCAATCAGGGCGTCCTCAAGGCTCGATTCTCCGACGGCCGGGAGATCACCTATCGAAGCCTGGATGAAATGCGCCGGATCGAGCAGACCATGGCCGCAGAAGTGGCGCCGACCACCACTCGCCGGGTTCGCCGCACCTATTTCAGTATGAAGCGGGCAACCTGATGGGCAAAGGCAAGGCCAAGGCCAAGGCCCGCAAGGGCTCTAAGTCGGTAGAGCGAGAGATTGCCCGCCACGCAATGGCGGGCTTTGAAGCGGCCAGGGACACCCGCCGCACTGCTGGATGGTGGGGAACTGCAAGCGGCCCAAATGGCGACCTTCGCCAGGCCTGGCATTGGCTGGTAAAGCGGCACCAGGATCTAGCCGACAATGATGGGTATGCAAAAAGAGCCATTGGCGTAATCGTCAACAACTGGATTGGCGATGGCATTATGAGCAACCCAACAAATGGGACAAAAAGGTACAATAAATTATGGCAGCAATGGGCGGATGTTATAGAGTCTGATTTTTATGAAACCCATAACTGGTACGGCAACCAAGCCGTAGGCAGCAGAACCACTGCGGTTCGTGGTGCTGTGTTGGTTCGTAAAAGAGTATTCCCTGAGATACTTGAAAAATACGGGCTTGTGCCGCTACAGGTGCAAATGCTTGAACCTGATTGGCTAGATTTTAACAAAGACAACAGTAACGATATATTATTTGGTCAACAGTTTGATAGCTCAGGCCGGTTGCAAGGTTACTGGATTCGGGACAACCACCCTGGCGAATCCGTGTTAGGAACAAATGTAAGAGTGCAAAGCACCTTTGTTCCCAAGTCCGAGATCAGTTTACATTTTGACTGCCAACGAGCTGGCCAAAGAATGGGGCTTCCCTTTGGCACGGCAGCGATTTTGACCCTGCGCGACATGGGCGACATCAGGGCAGCACAGCAAATGAAGGACAAGATTAGCGCTTGTTTCTTTGGCGTTACCTATGACTCTGACCCTCAAGCAGAGAAAGACGCCGAAAATACTGGCTTTGAGCTTGATTCTATTGAACCTGGCGCAGTTGAGCACATGGCGCCTGGCCGCAGCTTTGAGGCATTCTCCCCGCCAAGCTCTGGCGACTTTGTAAGCACCCATCGGGAGTACGCCCACTCAGTCGCAGCGGCCTACGAGATCACCTATGAGTCAATGACGGGGGACCTTTCTAACGTCAACTACAGTTCATTCCGTGGCGGCTGGTTGGAGTTCAGTAGGCGAATCGCCTATCTGCGCGGCAAGGTTTCGATGCCCTCAATGCTGTCGCCCGTTTGCCGATGGCATGACGAGCTGGCCCGTATGTCTGGGCTGCTGGAAGGTCCCGCCGTCGCATGGGCGCATACTCCCCCACGTCGGGAAATGATCGACCCGACAAAGGAAATCCCTGCGCTTATTCTTGCGGTTCGGGCAGGCTTTATGAGCCTGTCAGAAGTGCAACTATCTTTTGGCTATGTTCCCAAGGAAATTATAGAAGAATTGGCCAAAGATATGCAAAACGCCAGGGATTCCGGGCTGATTCTCAGCACAGATGCTGGCCTGGTCAGCAATGCAGGCGTCACCCAGGCCCGTCCTGCAGGCTCCGCGTTCACCTCCTCCGCGCCCGATCCAAGCGCTGAAGAGGGCGAAAGCGCCGAGGGCCAACCATTTACCCCAGCCCTTTAACATAGCCCTACAGATTGACCCCCACAATGAGCACAGGAGTAACTGTTAAAGCCGCCGCTACTGCCCCGATGCTGCGGCTCTACGGGGAAGTCGGTGTTGATGTGCTGGTTGATGACGTGGCCCGAGCGCTGGATGCTGCAGGTGG